GCAACAGGTACTGCAGGTTTAGCCGTTGCCGGTGCTGGTTTAGCAGGTTATGGTGCTGGCACGGCAATCAATAAAACGTTCATTGAAGGCACTGAATTCCAAGAAGCGTTAGGACGTAGTATTGCCAAAGCACTTGCCTTGTTCGGTAATGACAATGCACAAGCGGCATTAAATGCTGAACAACGTAGCAAGCTTCAGATCGAAGTTACTGATAATCGCATTGCAGTCAAAAACATCAATAGCCCTAATATGGATATCGATGTTGATAGCGGTCTAACCTTGGGAGCGCTGTAATGTCGTGGCGTGAACAGTTAAGACCCGTATCATTTCGAGGTGTCGAATTCTACGTTGACAATCACGACCTTGAGTTAGGGCGTCGCGTTCAGCTACACGATTATCCGTTTAGAGATGAAGCCTACCCAGAAGACTTGGGCGGCAAAGATGGTGTTTACTCGTTTCCCGGTTATGTCATCGGTGAAAACTATCATGAGCAACGTGACAAACTCATTGAAGCGTTAAACCAGCAAGGCCCCGGCATATTAGTGCATCGCTTTTTAGGCCGTATCAAAGTGCAAGCCGGTCTTCAACGGATGAAAGAAAGCAACCATGAAGGCGGTATGGCGCGCTTTGATTTGTTGTTTTACAAAGCAGGTGCTAAACCAAACCCAACATCACGAATTGATACTCAGCAAGTTGTCACAAGCCGTGCTGATTTAGCTAAAGTCGTTGTTCAACAAAACTTTGTGGATGAGTATCAGTTTAAAGGTTATCCGGGCTGGGTAACTGATGAAGCAGCAACGGTCTGGTCTGGTCTGGATTCGGTGTTAGCGAAAATTGATAATGCCGATGCATCGTTAGCAGATATTGCTGCAGAGCCTGTTGATTTACTAGAACAGTTTAACCAGCGAGTCAGTCGTTTTAGTCATTTAGGTGTTTCAAGTCAAATAGCTGGTTTTAGATTATTTAACGTCGGTCAGTCTGCCTTGTCACCGTTTCGTCGCCTATTTGGTTTTGGTGATGACTTGCCTGAATTCAAAACAATAACCCCGAGTCGACAACAGCAACTCGTTAATCAAACTGCGATCGTCAATCTTGTTAACCAAACTGCATTAATTGAAGCCTCTCGTGCATCAACCAATTTTGCTTACGACTCAAGTCAAGATGCCATCGCGGTACGTAATGAATTGTCTGAAGCCCTATATCAGCAAATGCACACCGTCGATGATGACACATTTCGTGTGTTGCAAGATTTACGTGCTGGTGTTGTTACTGACTTAACTGAACGAGCTGCAAATTTAAAACAAATTCGTAGTTACACACCTCAAGATACGCTGCCTAGCTTAGTTGTTGCTCATAAGTTGTATCAAGATGCGAGCAGAGCCGATGAAATCGTCGCTCGTAACCAAGTCGCTCACCCCGGTTTTGTAACAGGAGGAAAACAGTTGGAGGTGCTAGATGACTGATCAAGTGCATCAAGTACAGCTGACGGTAAATTCGACGCATTGGTTGGGTTGGAAAAAAATAAACATCACCCGCTCAATTGATCGAGTAGCGAATAGTTTTTCATTATCCCTGACGGATGCATGGTCTGCTGATCAACAACGTCGAGCAATTAATGAAGGTGATAACTGCCGTGTTGCCATTGACGGTGCAACAGTGATTACAGGTTTTATTGATGATGCAAACCCTTCTTATGACGCCAAAACACATAGCATTGATGTCATAGGACGTGATGCGACTGGTGATTTAGTTGACTGCAGTGCGCCCAGCTTTCAATGGCAAGGTCGTTCATTGTTATCAGGTGTAGAGTTGCTCTGTGAGCCATTTGGTATCAACGTTACGACTGATTTAAACGAGGCTAAAACACCCTTTAAATCCCTTAAATCAGATGAGGCCGAAACCGTATTTGAAGTCATTGAAAATGCAGCGCGTATTCGTGCTGCTTTATTAATGGCAAATGGTAACGGTGGATTGCTAATCACCCGCCCTGGTACCAGACGTTTTTCTGGTCGCTTAGAGTTGGGGGTAAATATTAAGTCCGCGAGAGAAGCACGTAGCAGGCGAGATCGGTTTTCAAGCTACACCGTCAAAGGGCAAACAGCAGATGCTTGGACAGACACAGCATCGGTATCTGCAAAAGCAACCGATAAAGCTGTTTCTCGCTATCGCCCTAAAATTATTCTTGCCAATGATGCAGTAGACCTTGCTGCTTGTCAGCGTCTTGCAAACTGGCACCGTAATATTGCTGCAGCAAAAAGTCACGCAGTCACTTATGAAATTCAAGGCTGGTATTTAGATGGCAAATTGCTCGAGCCAAACTACCTTGTCAGAGTGAAAGACACTTACTTAAACATCAATCGCGACATGTTGATCGTTACTGTTCGTTATCTACTCGATGAGCAAGGTCTACGTGCTGAACTCGATTTGGCACTTCCAGAAGCCTATCAACTAACAGAACTGCCAGAGCCTAACGACGATGGAGGTGTTTTCTAATGCGTCGTTTAATGAAATTGGTCGAACCTATTCAGCGGCGTATTAAGCAATTGCTACGAGTAGCGACCTTGATCAAGGTTAATGATGATGCGCCTATTCAATTAGTACAAATTGAATTGCTATCAGGTGAAGTTGTAGAGGTTCCTCGAATTCAAGATTTTGGCTTTTCTTCAGTGCCATTAAAAAACGCTAAAGCTGTTGTTGGTGCTGTAGGTGGCAAAACCAATGGCTATGTATGCATAAAAATGGATGATAAAAACGTCAGGGCAAAAGGATTAAAGCCCGGTGAGTCGATTCAATATGATGCGTTTGGTCAATACACCCATTTCAAAGCCAATGGCACGATCGAACAAAAAGCAAATAATGAATACAAGGTTATTGTGCCAAAGATGCGTGTTGAAGGTGATTTGGAGGTTACAGGCGAAATTAAAGACCGTTGTGATCAACAGAATCGCACCATGGCAGATATGCGTGATGTATATGATGATCATGATCATCAAGGTGACTCAGGTGGTACCACTTCTCAACCGAATCAAAGGATGGGTGCGTAATGGACTTTATTATCAAATTCACTACGGTTAATGGTCGACCTGTTTTTAGCTTATCTAACGAGTTAGCTGACATCACTGAAGACAACATCTTGCAAACCGCCGTCATTATCTCTTTGTTTACCGACAGGCTGGCTAGTGATGATGATGTTATTCCTGATGGTGGTTCTGATCGTCGCGGTTGGTGGGGCGATATCCTTGGTCAAGACAATGACAATATCGGCTCTTTGTTATGGCTCCTATCTCGTGAAAAACAACTTGAGTCTGTTCGTCAGCGTGCAGAAGACTACGCTTATGAAGCGTTGCAATGGTTACTCGATGATAACGTTGCTGACGCACTCACTGTTACTGCAACATTTCCACATGATGAATGGCTCGGCATACATATTCTTATCGAAAAAGCTGACGGTGGATTATTGAACTTAGATTATTCATGGGGGTTATTCAATGGCGTTTGAACGTCCAACACTGGCTAAAATACATGAACGAATTACGGCTGATATTGATGCAAACACCAATGGTCAGCCTCGCCTAAGACGCTCGCCGTTTGGTGTGTTTGCAACTGTTATGTCAGGTGCAATGCATGAGCTATATGGTTTTCAACAATACCGAGCAGCTCAAATTCTACCAGACAGTGCAGACGAGCAGCACTTTGAGCGTCATGCCAGCATACATGGCACATCACAAAACCCGGATAGCTATGCGATTGGCTTTGTTCTCGCAACAGGTGTTGATGGTTTTGTGGTTGAGCAAGGCAAGAAACTTCAGCGTGCTGATGGTGTTGAATATAAGACTACCGAGGAAAAAACCATTGCTGCAGGTCAAGCAATCATAGCTATCATCGCGTTAAACCCCGGTGATGATGGTAATGCTAATGCAGGTGCAGTGCTTAACTTTATCGAAACGATTGCCGGTGTGGATAACACGGCAACAGTAACAGAAGATGCCCTTACCAATGGGGCAGATATTGAGCAGTTGGAGCCGTGGCGTCAGCGTCATTTGGATGTTATTCAAACACC